ACCACTTTCATCGCCACCACCACCACCATCACCATCACCATCACTGCTTTGTTGTAGACGTTCCCTCGCTGTAATATCCCTTTCAACATTGAATTCACTCTGTAATGAATCTTCAATTTCAATTCTTGTTTTTTCAAGTTGTGTTTCTAGATCAAGTTGTGCTTGAGCAGTCGTCCCTCTAAAATCTGCTTCAGTATCAATATTTTCAGTTGATATACCTGTTCTAGATACAATTGTTTTGGCCATTTCAGCATCTCCTTCACTTATCATATTACTACCTTGTTTCATCCTACGTAACTTTTCTTTCTTTGCTTCACTTGAAGGAGGGTTCAATGAACAACCCAAATGAATTAATTCATAATCCTTCATAGTGTAAGAACTATCTACTTTATAAGGAACCCTACAATATATCATCTTATTTGTATTTGATACATCATATTCGTCTTTTTTACATGTAATGTTTGATAATCCGCAATTATCATCTTTTGATGAGCAACTATCATAAGGTATATTATAGAGTTCTTTGATATTACTATCAATGGGGCAGTTTACTGGAACACACGTTCCATTCCATATAGGTTGATATACTTCTTCTTGAACTAATTCACAATCTTCACATTTTTTCCCTTGAACAGTAGTAGAATCAAGGCTTGGCGGACTACATTTTACAATATTACCAATAACATCAGTATTACTTGGATATTTACAACCAGCATCCGCAGGGGCATCCGCTACAGCAGCATCCGCTTCAGCCGCGAGGGCCACGGCCGAGAAAGCCGCAGTAGTAGAATCACCAACAATTTTTTCTACTTCACAATTTTTTGAAGAAGGGATACATATATCATTAAATTCTCCAGAACCTTCACACGTAACAATTCTTAATTCATTCTCTGAAGCATATTCCTTACTTGGAAGAAATGCATAACCTTCTTTACATTTAAAGTTATTCATACACTTTTTAAGAGATATACGATTAACACATTCTTTGGTATCCTCATCACTACCCTGATCATTTTTAAGAATCTCACTAATTAAATATTGTTTAGGATTATCTTCTTTTAAAATTGTATCAAAATCAATGTCATTATCAATTGTATCCGCATATGTATTTTTCAATTCAAAGAGGCTACTATTCAAAAGTTCAGTATGTCTATTTGAAGTTATTTTCCTTACAATATTCTTATTGATTAATGATTGTTCATCTAATTTACAACGATTAAACTCAGGAACACAACAACTTACATTATTAAACATGGTTGTTTCATAATAATCATCACATTGTTGCTCATGTTTAAAACCAGGAGAACAATTTACACTACAAAATTGTATCCTTTTATCACTATTTGCTGTTTCAGTTGGCGAACAACGTGTATTTGTCCCTTCACTGCCAGGACTTCCATTGAGACAATTACATTCATTTTTATCAGTTTGTTCCTTACATCTTGGTGGGTTCCCTTCATAATAATATCCTTCGTCACATGGGAAGTTTAAGTCACATAATTCAAAACCATCAATTAAACAATCTTCTCCTTCAACAGCCTTACCATGGTTACAATAACATTTCTTTTCTTTACATTTCCCATCAAAAGATAAATAATTATTATAAAAATCCTTTTCTGCTTTTTCATTAATAAAATTAGGTATATTACATGATTCTCCACCTTTTCCAGTAGGGGGGATATATACACAACCCGGTTCTTCTATACTACAATCAACACCTGGTGTAAGCTTACATATTTCATCTTTACTAACGATTGAATATCCTGGAGGACATAGACAATCTATATTCCTTTCGAATTTACAGTCGTCTTCTAAATCATACACATTTTCACCATCAAGAACCATAACATTATCATTACTTAGTTTACATGGACATGAATTATTAACTGTCCCGCATCTTTCATTATTTGATTCATAATCATCATTTCCTAAACCGAAACAATATCGGTATTTTATTTCACCATCTTTATATTCACATGGTTTTCCTGGACCATTTTCATCATTTTTTTCTGCTTCAATAATTTCATATTTTTTAAATTGAATACCGCAACGGCTATTCTTATCACCACAATTTTCTTTATTCCAATCAGACCATCCCCCTATACACGAGTTGGGTTCAAAGTAAATGCTTCCACTTTTACTTCTTTCTTGAACATCCATTTCACGAAGATCTCCTGTTTTGTTCTCGATATCTGCTTCAACTTTTATAACAGCTTTTTGTGTTTTAACTTTTGGTTTTACTCTTTCCGTTGAAAATGTATCTGGTAATATTTTTTCATAAGGCATATAGTCTCCTTTTCCATGAACATCTTCATTTAACTTCTTATATTCTTTTTTTAACGGTATTCCTTCGTCTATACGATGGTCAACAAATTGAATCGCTCCACTTTTCCCTGAATCTTGAACTGATTCATATTTAAATATCATATCTTGAAGTTTTTCGAAAGATTGAACATCTTCGTTCTTTGAACTATCAAATGGAAACTCTGAAAACCCTTCAATATGATGATGATTACAACATAAAATAGCTATGATTAATGAAATGATTAAAATGAATAATAGATATTTAAAAATGTCATTCATCTATATATATAATATAGTATGTTAAAAAAATTATATCAAAAAGATGGAATTATACATATATTTGATAATAAAACAATGACAAATAAAGATATGAAACTATGTTATTTTATAATCAATAACTATGATAAGGAAAAAAAATTAGATGAATATAAAAAAGAGTTCTCTAAAAAGAAAGGTTTTACTTACTTCCAATATTAAAATTCACTGTAAATAGTTTGATAAATTGTGTGATAGTATAAGCAATAAAGATTAATAATATTATTTTTGTATAAATATTTTCTTCAAAATCTTTAAAAAAATCACCAAGTCCTAATGTTGGTAATTCAATTTTCATACTATTTTTCGTAAATAAACTTGTATATATTTCTTTGAGTAATATTGTATTCGTGTGTAATTCATTATTACATTTTTGTTTTTCGTAATATTCTGAAATATCAATCATTTTTTGAACCATACGAGGTAAGTATTTTAAGAGTCTTTTTGTAACTATTCTCATTTTATCATTATATGTTTCATCATCTACATTGTCGGTATTTAATTTTAAGAATTTCCCCATCATTTGTGTTGGAGTTGATGTCAGTCCAATTTTACAAATTTCATCGGTTAAATAAACAATATCAAGGCACTTACCTACCTTACTTGTGTCAAGGATTAAAAATTTATTTATCTTTGCTTCGATATAAAATAGATCCTTACGATTATTTGGATCCCCTAAATCGGTTAAATTTGTATAACTATTAATCCTTCTTAAATATTCATCATCATCATGTTCTGTAATCATTAATTGATTCATACATACTTCAAAATCACGATTAGTTACATCATCGGCTCGAATACCAAAGAATTCAGCCATTGTAATTCTATTTCCTTCGTTTTCATCTTGTTCTTCAAGGTTATTTTTCATTAACCAATCATATATTTCTTCAATTACCATTTTATCAGATGTATGTTCTGGGAAAATATATTCTAATATCCCACCTGTAACAAGGTGAATCTTTTCTAAACTATTATATTCCCGAATACTTGTAGGTAATGGTTGCTTTAATTGTTCACCTGTAAGTTGTTCTCTATCCCACCATTCAAGCTCAATACCATTTTCGGATAGAGGTATTGTATAACTATTAATTACAACATAGTTTTCTGCTACATTAATACCTGATCCATATTCATCGTCTAATTTTTCTGTTCTTTTTATTGAAGACCAGTCAATTCCTTTATTGGAAACTTCAATATGATGGTCAATTGTCCTTCTTAAAATATCAGAGGTTGGTAGATCTGGGAAATCATATGATTTATCCCCTTCAGGAGATAGAAGATCACCACACCGAAGATTTAAATTTTCAGGAATATTTTGAGAATTATATGTCTTTAGACTATCTTTTACCATATCATTATTTGTAGCGTTGCTTAGATATGCTTCAAGGAGGGCTGGATTATTCTTTAAATAACGAAATGCAGGGTTAATGCGTAGATTATCATAATGTTCATTTGGATGGTCTCCATCATTATAGACTTGTTTCGTAAATGGATATTGGCAATGAGAAGGACATTCGATCCGTTGACAATTGTCATTTTCATCATTTGGATTATCTCCGGGGTTACCACCTGTCGGGAGACATGGTAAATTAACATCATCATTGTTAACCCATTTTGAGCATGTTTGTTTATTTGGATCTGTTTCACTTTCTATATAACGACATAAATTACACTCATTCATTATATAATATAATAAATATATATAAATTTAGTAATTCATCAATTTATTAATCTTCTTTTGTGCGGTTTCTAGATATCTGGATTTTTCAATTAAACCTGCTATCTTTTGATATTGATTGTTCTTTTGATAGTATGAATTTCCGATTAGGATAGAATCCATTCTTTTTCGTCCCTGTTTTCTAAAGTCATATTCTTTCATAAAATCTCTCCAATCAATATCTAGATCAACACTTTTTATTGTCCCACATGATGTTTTAAATGATCCATAATACTTATTTGGTAGATGTTTATGAAGGTTATTCGCTAACCCTTGTTTCCAAGGGGCGATCTGATACCATACTCTTTTCCTTTTACAACAGGATAGAATATCTGTTAAACTTTGATCTCCTGTAACTAATATGTCTCTAACACTATCTTTCATAAGAGAAATAAAGATTTCCCTTTTCTGTGGTAAGATATCCGCACGGAAGGTTATTTTCGATTTAGAGTTTTTCTTATCATAAATTGGACCTGCTCCTCGACCACCATCTTCATCAATGAAATAAATAGAATCATAATACTTCTTAATTATTTTGATAATATTTCTCCTAAAAGTATCATTGTTAAATACCTCTTCATCAATCCATTGAGGTATCACAACTTGAAAATTAGGATGTTTTTTATGATAATTCTTACATATCATCTCAATAAAAGATAAGAAACATGTTTTTGAATGGACACCCCATGATGGAGATGGTTGTATATACACTAAGGCATATGGTTTTTTCATTAGATTCTGTTGTTTAATCTTAAAATCATTCATTAATAATCCTAATTGCCCTCTACCCACACCAATAGGAAATGTATAGGGAGGGAATTCACCATTATACTCACTTACACTAAATGTATTAAAAACATTCGCGTATGGAATTAGCTTTTGAAATTTCTTAATATTGAATTGGTAATTAATAATTGGAATCACAATCATAATATCAAACTTTATCTTTTTAGTTAATTTTAATTCATCATAACCACTACACTCAGCATCATCATATGTAGATCCATCTTTCCTAGTTAATTTATAAAAATTAATACCTCCGACACCTAAATCTTTGTATTTTTGGGGTCCTGTTGTACAAATTGATATCTTTGATGTAGGATACCATTCTTTCAAGTAATCATGGAATGTTTTCGTTACAATAATATCTCCAAAGCCACCACAAGGCACATTAAATAATCCAATTGATACGTCTTTAAAATGTTTCTTTTGTATCTTTTCATTCTCACATGATTTCCAAATTACATTATAAAGGTCTTCAAACTTCTTTGAATGTTGAATATGTTTTCTTACATCAAACAATTTTTGATCCATAATATTATATATTATATATTATATTTATGTTAGGTGGTGAATTACTTGCTACAGGTTCAAGTAGTTGTGTATTTAATCCTAATTTTCCATGTAGGAAAAACGGAAATGTTGATGATGAGAGGATCTCAAAAATTATTTTTAATCCTGGGGCAAAAGAAGAAAGTCAATATGAAAAAAAAATGAATGAAGCAATTCAAAAAATAAAAGGATATTCATCCTGGGCTATTATTTTTGATCAATTCTGTAAACCCTTTCCCAAAGATACCCTATCTACTTATGATAAAAGAGGTATGGATGACTGTTTGTATGATGAAGACTTTATAGATGAATTTGATGAGAATAGCTATATGATGAATGGTATCTATGGTGGAGAAACTATGGATGATAAATTTATGTCGATGTTTGAAGGGAAGAAAATGAGCCCTCGACAAAGAGATAATAAATTCTTAGAATTAATGAAGATGATGGAACCATTATTCTTAGGATTAAAAAAAATGGATGAGAAAAAAATAATTCATAATGATATTAAACCTATTAATATTGTCTTTCATGATGGAGTCTTCAAATACATTGACTTTGGATTAGCTGGTTTATTATCAAATAAGAATCATTTCAAACAAAGATCATTAGATGAACTAATGACAGATCGTTTCTATATTTATTATCCAATTGATTATCTATTGTATTACGCGTCTTCTTCTAAATTAGATGAAGAAGTTGAAAGAGTCAATACAAAGTATGAAAGGAGAAATTATGATATTTTAAATATTATTCATATGATCTTTGGTAGAAAGGGTGGATTGAACGTTATTGAGGAAGTAGTTCAACAAATCAGAGATAAAAATATAAATCAAACAACAATGATTCGAGGGATTGATACATATAGTTTAGGAATACTAATACCTTTGTTATTCTTGCGTCCCGAAGTAAATTACTTACTGAAGGAGGAAAGTAATCTCATTAATGATTTCTATGTGTTATTTAGTTTAATGACTACTCCTATACCAAAACTACGAATTACAGCTGAAAAAGCATACAAACAATTCAAAGAATTATTAAAGAAATATTCTCAAAAAAAGACGAAGAGGGTCTCTTTAAAGAAAAGGAATAAAAGGAATAAAAGAACTCAGAGAGTAAGAAGAGGTGCTCAATCAACAAGGATAAAACGTATGGCAACGAAGATTAAAAAGAGAAAGGGGTCAGCTAAACGAGGAAATAAGAACCGGCGAGCATCATAATAATACCTGCGATCTTCTTTGTATCAACCTTTGATTTATAAATAATTGTGGCAACGAAAAATACAAATAATGTATTGAGGCTAATGATTGATTTTGCATAACCAGGATTTTCACAATTTTTAATCGAATTATAGATTGATGGATCAATTATAAGATACACAATTAATAAACGAATAAGAATAACTATAAAATCATTTAATTTTGGTTTTTGTATTTTAAAACCTGTTGTAAATACATACAACATTGTCCCGATGAAAATGATAATATTTGCGATAACCATATATTGAATGTAATCATATCTCTTAATAAAATCAAGGGAGATTATATCTCTTATCGAAATAAATATTGCTGCCATTAAAGCATACATCAACCAAACCTCCATTCTATATTATATAATAAGAAATAGAAAATAAGTTTAAAATTACTATTTTTTTATTTTCTTTTAATTATGAAATTGAATGAACTTAATTTTGACCTTTTATCAGATAAGGAACTTATCATGATATGTTTAAAATATAAAATGATTGAAAAAAAAGACCTTCCTAATCGAACAAGAAAAGAAATACTGGAACTTATCAAAACATTCTTACAGAAGAAGTTGAGTGTTTATGGACAGAAAAAAGAAGAGAAAGATATAAAATCAGTTCAAATTCAACGGAGGATGTCGACAACAGGTAGACTTCAAAAGGATAGTAAACAATCTATCCCGCGTCCAATTGTAAAGCGGCGGATGTCTCATCCAATTACAAAAATAGAAAAGGTCGATGCCGACAATACAATCCAAAGGAATGAAATAAATCGTGTTGCTGAAAAAGAAGTTAAACATGAAATCAAATCAACTCACCCACAGTATGATAAAGTAGGTGTATATCCTGCGGTTAAAAGATTAGTCGCAATAGGGGACGTCCATGGGGACTTAAGAGCAACATTAATTGCTCTTAAATTGGCAGAAGTCATCCCCCAACAATCAAATGAAAGGGATTTAAATAGTATTCATTGGTGTGGGGGATCAACATGGGTTGTTCAATTAGGTGATCAAATAGACCGTTGTAGGCCTGATGAACTTGTTAAAAACTGTATTAAAGATTTTTCTGATGTATTTCAAGATGAAGGAAATAATATGAAAATTATTAAACTATTTTTGCGTTTAGATGATGAAGCGCGAAAAGTTGGAGGAAGAGTATTAGGATTATTAGGAAACCATGAATTAATGAATATTGATAAAGATTTCCGATATGTATCCCCTCTTGAATTTTTAGAATTTGTTCCTGAAAAAGATAGAACAAGTAAATATACAAAAGATGGTTATCCTTTGGGATATTATCACAGGACAAAAGCATTTCAGAGAGGGGGAAGTATTGCGAAGATGTATGCTTCAAGAAAGAAATCAATTCTTATGGTTGGTAATTTTATCTTCGTTCATGGTGGGCTAACACGTGATCTAATGAAAAAATATAAAATATCAGAAATTAATAGCGTTGTTTCAAAATGGATGACGAAAGAAAGCAATGCGGTAGAAGATGATATTTTTGACGAAATTTTTAGAGATGATGATGATATGTCGCCTTTTTGGTGTCGTGTTTATGGAGAAGAAGATGAAGAAAATACTGAAAATACATTCAACGAATTATTGAAAATCATTAATCAAAAAAATAAACTCTTAATGCCTGTAAAAGGTATGGTTATCGCACATACACCCCAATTTATGGAAAACAAATACCTGAATTCAATATATAATAATCGTTTGTGGAGAGTTGATGTTGGTATGTCTCGTGCGTTCGGTGAACATAATGCTTGTAAGGAAGATAAATATCGACAAATTCAAATCCTTATCATTCATGAGAATCAAAAATTTGAAGTAAGGAAGAAGCCATTCAATTCAGAAAGACACCCAACAACTGGTATGGGTGGAAATGTTAATCTTCAGAATGAAAGAATGTATTAACTAACTGTCTTTATCAATAGAACTTAAGTTCTCAAATGAACCATCCGAAGATTCAACTTCAAGAGTTAATCCTTCATCTTCTGAACTGGTAGAGTGATCAACTTCAACACTTAATTTTTCTTCTTTTGTTAATGTTTCAAGTATCTGTTTACATGATGATTTAATTTCATCAACTAACTCATTATCTAATTCTTCAAGGTCTATATTATTTACTTCTTTTAACATATAGACAATTGAATGATAAATTGTATCGAGAGCATTTTCCATTGTTGATGGTATATTCTTTTTCTCTTTGAGTTTTTGATTTTCTTTGGATAATCTTTCTAAATTTTTTTTCATAGTAAGTAATTTATGATTATTTAGTATATGAGTATAATTTACACTAATACCACTTGTAATTAATATGATAATAAAGTAATGAAAATAACGGAACATAGAATAATTAAATAATTCCTTATATTCTTAAGTAAGGTAAATAAAATATTGAATATAGTAAGTAGATACTTTACTTAAATGAGTGTAAACTTTCAACAATTGGCTCCTATTTTAGCGGCATGTATGACAACAGGGGGTGTTATCTTTCAAATCGGTAAACAATCTGAAAAATTAGAGCTCATTGGTCTAAAAGTTGAAGCACAAGAAAAAAAAGAAGAATATTATAATCAATCAATTAATAAATTCTTAGGGACAATGAATGTATTAAAAAATGATGTTACTAATATCAAAGAAGATATTCGAGACATTAAAGACTATATGAAAAAGTCTAAGTAATATTTGTTAACAAAGACGGAACCCCTGCCCTTTCTTTATCTGCTTCAGAACATGAATGAGGGATAGGGATATCTTGTATCATTTTAAGGAATATATCAATATTCTCATATTTTTCATGGTAGATAACTTCTCCATCTTTATCTTTCTTATTTGTGGTGGTCATTTTTTGAATTTCTTTGAGAAGGTAATGGGATTTAAGAGCAAATTCTTTCCATTCCTCCAGTTCCGTTTTCTTAGGTTTATATTCACAATCAATTACGATATTCGTTCCATCAAAATCCTTCATCTTCATATCAAATACAGATATATAAGGAAGTTCACCCGATTCAGGTATTGTAATCTTCTTTCGTGCATTTGGACTCTGAAGTTCACATACCTCTAAGAAGGGAAAAGCAACAATCCGATGTTTATTTTTGATACATGAGATTGTCGTAGTTGAATGAAGGTCACAATAAGTAAATCTCCTCAAAGTGTTATCATTATTATGTGCCCAGTACATTACAATCTCATAACCTGTTGTATTAGCTACATTATATGTTATTTTTCTATTCTCCTGAGCAATCCTTTGAGCTTCTAGGATTCTCTCTTGTTCCGTTCTCCTTCTTTCCTCACGAAGTCTTCTCCTTTCAGCGACAGCTTCCTTCTTTTCTTTGATTTCCTTTGCCTTTTCTTTTTTTTCCTCCTCTGTGATTGTCGGGCACCCACGATAAGTGTGTCCCGGTTGATTACAATGGGAGCATACCATCTTATCTTTTTTTGAATTACTCAAAGAATTCAAAAAGTTTTTCAAATTTGATTTTGAATTAAAGGTTAATTATAACAAATAAATAAATGATGGATGAAGATAAGATCCCTTTCATGCTCGCAGGTGAATTTCACAAAGGCATGCCTGCTCCACGATCAGATCCTGAATGTCGTCCCCCTTTACAATGGAAGGCATCTGAAAAAATGGACGGATACAGAGGACAATGGGTCAAAGTAAATGGAGAATGGATGTTTCTTTCACGAAATCAAAAACCTTTCATTGGAACTCCTGATTGGTATAAATTTGCTCTCCCTGATGTGAACCTGGATGGAGAACTCTGGGTTGGTCGTGAAAATTTTGAATCGATGGGAGTTGTAAGGAAACACAAACCAGATCCTAAAGAATGGATCCCAGTCAAGTTTATTGTCTATGATCTTCCAAGTGTAAAGAAACCTTTTTCAGAAAGGCTGAAACTTCTTCGTAAGGTTGTAAAAGAGAACAAAGATCGTTGGGAGAAGGTGAAAGAAACACTTCCAGAAGAATTTCAAATCGAATGTCCTGTTCAGATGGCGACTCAGACAACAATTCAGTCTGAAGAACAGATGGAAAAGATGTATAAAAATATCATTGAAAATGGAGGAGAAGGTCTCATGTTGAAATGTCCCAATTCAATGTATGAAGATAAGAGATCAAAGTATATGTTAAAGTGTAAACCTACTTTTGATGAAGAATCAATCATAGTGGATTATAAACCTGGAAATGGAAAGTATACAGGTTCCCTCGGAGCTTTCATCTGTAAACCATTGATTAATATGGATACTTATCATTTGATTGATAAAGATGAGAACAAAGAGTTCGCGATATCAGGTATGGACGATGAGATAAGAGGAAATTATGAAGAGACACATCCAATTGGAACAATTATCAATTATGAACATTCTGGAAAAACTGACAAAGGGAAACCTCGTCACGCGAGATATGTGCGGAAGAGAGATGACATCATTGTGAAGGATGAAATTCAGAATCCATCGACAAAGAAGAAAGAA